GTTCGCTGGCGCGGCCGGGGCACGTGGCTGGCCAACCCGCTCTTCCACGGCTCCATTCAGGCACTGGGTACCGCGCTCAGCGCGAGCTATTCGACGGACATCACTCAGCCCTACACGGATCGACTTCTTGGCCGCTCATTCGTTGAGTCGGACGAGATGCCGGCCGTTCAGCAGACCACCACGGTCGACAACCTTCTAGTGTTCGGCGATTTCAGCAACTACGTGATCGTTGACAAGCCGGGATCCACCTCGATCGAGTTCATCCCGCACTTCTTTAACACGAGCAACAACCTCCCGGACGGTCGCCGCGGGTGGTACATGCACTTCCGGAACGGGGCGGATTCGGTCAACGATCTGGCCTTCCGCCTTCTCCAGGACAAGACCACCGCCTAGCAGACCGGGAAGGATCAAGCGCCATGGTGTACGACAAGAAGCGGTCCGGGGATCCGGACTATGACGACAAGCAACCCCCGGCCGAGCACGGCCGCGTGGTCACCGCCGGAGACGGAACCCAGGTTCTGATCTCTGATTCCCTCGGGCCCACCACGATGGCCGGCGCGCACTATGCCTTCGACGCCCCGGACCCCGCGGACCACCCGGACGACAACCGGCCTGAGCCCGGTGGCGTAGCGGATGTGACCTCCGGCGTCCAGTCGTACGGTTCCGACTCGGCCCCAACCCAAAAGATGACCGAAGCCGACTATCGGGCCGAGGTCGCGGACGGCAATGGGGGCCTGGCCGGCTCAGCCCCGGTCGTGGCCCCGAAGGCTGCATCGGCCAAGGCCGCGCCCGCGGCGCCCAAGAGGAACTGAAGATCCCCGGCGCCCTACGTCCTGGCTGGGTTCGTAGGGCGCCGGTCAATACCCAGCCACTACCCGGCCGAGAGTGAGGACTCAGTGATGGACGAGAGCGGACCGGAGGTGGTCATGCCCCTTCCTGCTTACGCGCCGGGATCGGTTGTCCCATCGATGGTGGACGGCGGCGATTGGTCGGCGTGCTTCGGCCTGTCATGGACCGATCTCATGCTCAGAGACCAGGCGCTCAGTCAGCGCATGATCCGTTTCGGCGGGATGTACCTGCGCGAGGTCGCTGGCACGATGGGCGTTGCCGCCGGACGCTCCCGCATTGCCGCCGCTTTTCTCGGTTCTGATTCCGAGTGGTTGTTCATGGTCGACACCGATATGGGCTTCGCCTCGGACACGGTAGATCGTATGGTCGAGAGCGCGGAAGCGCATAAGGTCCATGTACTCGGCGCCTTGTGCTTCTGCCAGAAGCTGGACACGGATGTGAACCAGGGCCCTTTCGGTGCAGCCCGGTTTCGGATCCAGCCGACCCTTTACACGTACAACGAAGTGAAAGACACCGGGGAGCGCGGATTCCGATCTATCACCAAATACAAGCGGGACCAGTTCCAATACGTTGCTGGGACTGGGGCAGCGTGCATCTTGATCCATCGGGAAGCGCTGCAAGCCGTAGGACCGGAACCGTTCATGCCGATTACGGACCCGATCGCTGGTGGGAACGGTACGCCGCGGACATTCTCGGAAGACCTTTCATTCTGCATTCGGGTCCAAGCGGTCGGCCTTGAAATGGGTGTGGACACGTCGATCAAGACGACCCACCACAAGGGCGGGATCTATCTCGATGAGGTCTCGTTCGCGATGCAACAGGAGACTCTCATCCAAGCCCGCGGACACGCCATCGCCCGTCAGGTCGAGGGCTACACCAAGGCTGGCTTGTTCATCCCCAAGGATGTGGCCTTGTGAGCACATCCGCGATCGGTGGGCCGTACATTTCCCTGGCTCTCCTGAAGGGGTACATGGGCATTGCCGACTCGAACACTGCCCAGGACACGACCCTCACCGCGCGCATCCTGGGATCGAGTTCCGCCATCAATCGCTTCTGTCATCGCCAGTTCGGCCGCGCCGAGACGGCCAGTACGAGAACCTTTCCGGTAGGCATATACGGCGTTGACGTACATGATTTCTGGGACGCAACGGGACTGACTGTTACCCCGTTCCTGGGTCAGACGGCTGGGGTGCCGTGGGACATTTCCACGCTGATTCTGGAACCGCGCGATGGTGTGGTAGATCAGGTCCCCGGCTGGCCGTACCGCCGGATCTGCTACCCATACGGATGGCTGGGTGGAGGCCTGATGGCCTTTGCCGGCATAACCACTGCGGCAGTCTTCGCCAAATGGGGATGGACCGCGATCCCCGAGGACGTCATCACAGCCAACCTGATGTTGGCCAGCATGGACGTAGCCGCGAAGGGTGCACCGTTCGGTGTGGCCGGTTTCGGTGACTACGCTATCCGGATCCGGTCGAATCCCATGGTGCAAGAGAAGCTTCTCCCCTATCAGGTCGATACCGTTCAGGTGGCGTCATGAGCATTGTGGCCAGTGATATCAAGAAGCGCTTCAGTGTTGCCGCTGCCGCGGGGGATACCACGGCGGGTACGGCGGCCACCAGC